CCATCGGCCCCACCACCTCGTAGCGCACCCGGAGCGTCACCAGGCGCCAGATGTTGTGGTTCTGGCCGCGCTCCAGCGTCTCCACGGTGCGCTCCAGGACCGTCGGCCACGTCGTCACCCCGTAGGCCTCCAGCACCCGGGCGGCGCGTCCCACGATCCGCTCGATGCTGCGGAAATAGAACCCCTGGTCCTCGTTGTAGTCGGCCTTCGGGATCGGCCCAATGTCCCGGGCGGCCAGCGGGATCACCCGGTGCAGGGGCAGGTTCGGGGGCGTCTCGGGCAGCGCCTCACGGCGGGCGCGCCGGTCGGCCAGGTCGTCCCAGGTCGCCGGGGCGGGCCGCTCGGGCGGTCCCTCCACCACGTCGGGAATGGTCACGGTGTCCTCCAGGTGCTCGGTGCTCGGGGTGTCGGTCATCACCAGGCGGGCGCCACGATCAGGCGGCCGCCCTCCACGGTGCGGAACTTCTCGGGGTCCAGCTCCAGGCGGCGCAGCTCGGTCAGCTTCCAGCCGCTCGCCGCCGTCTGCACCCGCATGATCAGGTCGGCCACCTCCTGCGGGTGGTGGAACCCGTCACGTTGTAGCCCAGCCCGGACCACGGCGCTAGCCGCCCTCGGGTGGTCCCACGTGATCTTCTGGCCGGTCTTGCCCACCCGGTAGGCGCCGTGGCCGGGCACCTCGATGGCCTCGGCCCCGCCGAACGGCCAGATGGGGATGGCCTCGGCGTCCAGGGTGTCCAGCAGGATGCGCAGCTGCACCATGGCGGCCTGCACCTGGCAGCGCAGCGTCACCAGGGCCTGGGCGTCACGGTCCGACGGCAGGGCGTCGTAGGCGTGCAGGACCAGGTGCGCCACCTGCTGATCTAGCGTTTCCGGCATGGTCCCTAGTGTACCTGGGGGGTGTCACAGGGTTGGGTGGCCCCGACGGGGCAGGGCTATTGGCAGCCTCCGGTGCCCCGTCGGTGCCGCGTCCAGCGTCGCGCTAAATGTCGCCGGGGTCGTTCCCCGCCACCGCGCCGTAGCCGTCCAGGCTGCCGACGGGCTGCACCCAGGCCGGGTTCTTCACGATGTCACCCAGCACGGCCTGGAACACGGCGCCGTCGCCGGTGTTCTCGTAGACGGCGGACTTCACGCCCAGCTCGGACGGCAGGTGGTAGCGCCAGGCGCCCGCCCAATTCCACACCGCGTTGAACCGCCAGTACCCGGCCGATCCGGCGGGCTGGGACTCGTCCACGTGGATGATGCACTTGGCCATGTCGTCCTCCGTTGGTGGCGTGGGTGGGATCGGCGGGTGGCTCCCACCCTGCTCGGCCACGAAGCTGCGCCAGGTGTTCAGGTCCCAGGTGTGCGCGCCCAGGTCGGGCTGGCGCTGCCATGGCCCGGCCGGGTCGATCTTGCTGTTGCACCCGCCGCTCGGCGGCCCCGTCGTGGCGTGCAGGAACACGTCCTCCATGCCCCAGCCGTAGCCGTCGCACAGGGCCTTCACCAGCCGGGCGTAGGCGGTGGTCATCGGGTCGCCCCAGCGTTCCCCGACCCCGTTATTCCCGGCCTCGATGCCCAGTAGCAGGCAATTCATGTCGCTGCACCCGCTGTCGATGCCGGGCCGGATGCCCTTGCCGCCGTGGTTACAGCGGCCCGCGGCGACCAGGTAGACGATCCCGGTTCGGCCCACGTAGCAGGTGCTGATTGGCCCGGGGGCCTCGCTGTTGCCGCGCAGGATGCCGTTTATGTCGGCCTGGTCGCTGGTCCCCGCCGGGCTGGCGGTGTGGTGGCACAGGATGCCCTGCGGATCGAAACAGCCGGTGCTGCCCGGGCGGCCCCGCTCCCGCCAGCTCGCCGCCCCGGTCGGGTCGGCGCTGGATGCGGGCACCTCCACGAACGGCACCCCGGCGCGGGTCAGCACCTGGTCCAGGTCAGTCAGCCAGCGGTAGGTCACGGCGCACTCGCGTGGGTGGCGGCCTCGGCGTCGAACTCGTCCATGGCCAGGATCATCTCCCGCACGTCGTCCAGGTCGAACGCAGGGCGGCCCCGGGCCTGGCGCAGCTCGATGAACCGCCAGAAGTGGTGCAGCGCCCCGTCGTCGCCCTCGGCCTCGTCGGCCTCGTCGGCGGTGGTGTCCTCGGTGGTGTCGTCGGCCACCGACGCACCCTAGACCTTGGTGCCGTACAGCAGGAAGAAGCCGCCCGGCCAGGACGTTTGCATCAGCAGGTCCCCGAACGGCGGCTCCAGGTTGCTGGTCGTCGGCCCCTCGCGGTCGATGCGGTAGGTGCACTCCACGCTGGCCCACACGGTCACGGTGTCGCCGGGCTGCAGCTCGGGGATGCGCCCGAACGGGCCGCCGTGGGTGGTGCGGTGGGCGGCCAGGTGCAGGTGCTGGCACGGCTCGCCCATGAAGCCGACCCCGCCCTGGTCGATCACCGCCCAGCCCCGCTCGGCCGTCCAGCTGCCCACCCTGGTGATCACGTGCAGCTCGTCGTCGTGGTGCGGCGCCCGCACGGCGGCGGCGGTCAGCAGGGCCAGCAGCGCCGCGACCAGCCGGGCGATCACGGATGAACGCACGCCGCGATGGTCACGGTGCGGTCGGCGGGCACGCGCTCGTGAACACCGATGGTCTGGAGCGTGAAGCCTGCCGGGCAGGTTGGCCCCGGCGGCCCCGGCGGGCCAGCCTGTCCGGTCGGTCCGGCCGGGCCTACCCCCCCTTGCGGCCCGGCCGGGCCGCTGGGTCCAGTCTCCCCCGGCGGTCCAGGCGGTCCCTGATCGCCCGTAGCGCCCGTTGCGCCCTCGCGGCCCTGACTACCCACACCAGCTGCGCCCGTCGCTCCTGGCGGCCCCTGGGGGCCTGCTGCGCCCGTCGGGCCGGTTGCTCCCGGTGTCCCGGTGGCCCCGGTGGCGCCCACCGGGCCAGGCGGTCCCTGCTCACCCTGCGGCCCTACGACCGTGACCGGGGGCGGTGCAGGCGCCGGGGTCTGGCTGTCCACGTATGCCGCCGTCGATGCCGCCACCGACGCCGCGCCCAGCACCGCCCCGGCGGCCAGCAGCACCACGTCCCACCGCACGTCACCACGGCCGTCGCGGCCGGGCCATCCCGGCGTCGGCCATCGTCGTCTCCAGCTCGTGGGCGTAGGCCCGGGCGATCACGTCGTGGTCGCGGCAGTCGGCCAGGCTGTCTGACAGCTCGGTCAGCTCGTCGTTCGCCTGGCGTCGCTCCCGGCGGCGGGCCTCCCGGATGGAGAACCGCACCCCAAAGATCGTGACGATGATGGCGGCCACCCCCGTCACCACGGCGGTCAGCTCCACTAGCTGACGACGGGCGGGTTCGTCGGGGGTGTCGGGGCCGGGGGCGGCCACTCGGTCGGCCAATTGGCCTGGACGGCGCTCAGAATGTCGGCGTCGGTGATCACCGCCGGGTCGCCGCCCGGATTCGGGTTGCCGCTGTTCAGGGCGAACTCGTAGGCCGCCTCGGTGGCGGCGCACACCGGCCACGCCAGCACCTGCACTGGCGATGCGTAGTTGCCCCGGATCGCCTGCGCGAACGGGGAGTCGTGGACGCCTGGGTTCTCGATGGCCTCCTGCTGGGCGGCGGCGTTGACCCGCTCCATCAGGGCGGTGTCGGCCACCTGGCGGGCCAGACTGCTGTAGCTCATGCGTTGCTCCTGGTCACAAGGGCAGGGCGTACTGTTTCAGGGTCATGTACGACTGCACATAGCAGTTGCTGGTGGACGGGGTGTAGTTGAACCGCCACGTGATGACGTAGGTGTTCCCGGCGGTGATCGGCGCGATGAACGGGGCGCAGCCGTCGCCTCGGCCCCACACCCCGCCCCCCAGGGCGGGCAGGGCCTTGCTCGCTGTCTGCATCGCGCCGCCCGCCATCGGGGACCCGATGCTGTTGCTGTAGATCATGGACAGGGCGCTGGTGATGCCGCCGCCGCTATAGCCGTACTCGATGGTGCCCGGGATCACCTCGATGAACCCGTCCCGGGACGCGGTGAAGGTCCAGAAATTCGTGTCGCCGCCGCCGCCGCTCATCGACCCCAGATTGAGGTTCTGCATCCGGGTGTAGATCAGGTCGCCGCCGGTCATCACCCACGTGGCCCACGTGCCCGGAATCCCCAGCCTCACCCGCTGCCAGGTCTGGCCGTTCAGGGCCGACGACAGCACCGTGAACGTCTGCATCACGTCGCCGGTGGGGGACACGACCACGGTGCAGATGCCGGGCACGCTCCCCGACACGTTCGGCGGCCCGTTGGTGGCGCTGCGGTTGATGGAGTACAGCCCGGTGGTGGTCAGCGCGTTGAAGTCGGTGCCCGTCAGCACCAGCTCAAAGGGGTTCGTCCACAGGGTGTCATTGTCGGCGTTGGACCGTTTGGCCAGGTGCTGCCCGGTGGTGCCCCCGGCCACGATCGTGCCGCCCGGCAGGCCCTGGTCGCCCTTGTCGCCCTTGTCGCCCTTCGTGCCGCCCACCGGCTGGATCAGCAGCGATGAACGCACGTCCACGCTGCTGCCCGTCGTGCCCGGCTGCATGGACGCCTGGATGTAGTCGCCCACCGCCATCTGGAACATGGCCTCGTGGGACGGGCCGGTGTACCACCCGGCGGTGCTGATCCCGTTGCCCACCAGGTCGTGGGACGCGATCAGGGTGCCCGCGGCGTTGTACTGGGCCAGGCGCACCTGGGTCCAGGCGGTGGCGGCGCCGTTGTACACGCTCAGCTCCACCTGCACCCGGTAGCGGCCCGCCTGGGTGCACACGATGTTGGAATTGGCGACCCCGCTGCTGGCCAGGGTGAACCCGTTGAGGAACGACGACGGCGCCGCCGGGGCCAGCCAGCCCAGCACGTTCCACACGCTCACCGTGACCGGCCCGGCCGACACGCCCAGGTACCCGGAGCTGGACTGCACCAGCGTCACGTCCGGCCCCTGCGGCCCGGTGTCGCCCTTCGTGCCGCCGATCGGGGAGATTTCCACCCAATTGCGGCCCGACTGGTCCAGGCTGATGTTCACGTCCGCCGACGGCTCCACCCGCACGTAGTCGCCCGCCACCATGTCGAAGATGGCCTCCGCGAACCACGTGCCCCAGCCGTTGGTCGGCGTCGCCGGGTTCACCACGTCCCGGGTGGCCTTCGCCACCCCGCCGCTGGTGTACAGCGCCAGGCGGCAGATGCGGTAGGCGCTCGCCGTGGTCACGGACCCGCTCAGCTGGGCCGCCACCCGGTACTTGCCGGGCTGCTGGCACACGATGGCGGCGCTCGGCGTGGCGCTGAACCCCGACGCCTGCAGCACCGTCTGCCAGGGGATCGGGCTGGGCGTCGTGCCGATCACCATGTTCTGGGCGCTGGTGGCGTAGTAGTAGCTGGCGTTGGCCAGGATGCCCGGGTCCCCCGGGTCGCCCTTCACGCCCTGCGGCCCGGCGGCGCCGCTCCCCATCCGCCAGATGGCCAGCATGGGGCTGATCGGCGCCCCGGCCGCCGACGCCTGGCCTCGCACCAGGCTGGACGCCACCACGTTCTGGTAGAGCAGCAGCGACACGTGATCGCCCGCCTTCAGCGGCAGGGACGCCACCGGCTGGATCACGTCGTACTGGCTGCCCGACGGGTACTGCAGGGCCACGTCCACCCCGTTGATGCGCAGCGCCCCGTAGGTGGTCGTGGCGGCCCACACGTCGCCGTTGCCCTGAATCTGGCCCTGCACCAGGTACAGGCCGTCGCTCGGGATCGTCACCCAGCGGTTCGTCGTGTCGTAGGCCCACGTCTCGGTGCCCAGCAGGTCCACCTGGGTGTCCAGCTGCAGCAGCGTGGCGGCGTTCTGCGGCACCGCCTGGTTGACGCTGTGGCGGCGCCTCGTCCCACTCTGCGTTCCACCGGGCGGCCCGACCGCGCCCGGGTCGCCCTTCGGGCCACCGATCGGCGTGATGGTGAACGTGCCCCGGCTGTCCAGGCCCAGGCCCCCGGACTGCACGTAGGCGGACCCGTCCACCCGGATGGCCACCACGTCGCCCACCATCAGGTCGGCCATGGCCTCGACTGACACCTGGTCGTACCAGCCGGTCGTCTCGCCCTGGGACGCGCCGCCCAGCAGGGACGTGGCCCCGGCGCGGGTGATGGCCACCGACACCAGCGTGTAGGCCATGCTCGTGAAGCCCGACAGCGACACGATCGCCGTGATGCCGTAGCGGCCCGCTACCTGGCAGGTGAAGTGGGCGGCGTCGGTCGGCTGGGTGAACCCGGAGATGGGGGCGGGCGTCTGCCACTTCGGGTAGCCGATCCCGCTCGCCGGGACGTTCGCCCCGCTCAGCCACCCGGCGGTGCCGCCGCTGAAGGCGTAGGCGGCGGTGCTGGCGCCTCCCCCGGCCGACGACACGGCCACCCACTGGGTGCCGTCCTAGTACTGCATCACCGGCGTGGCGGGCGTGCTCGTGTCCACCCACAGCTCAGGCTCGGACGCGGTGACGGTCGGCGGGGCGGTGGCGATCCGCACTTCGTCAGGCCCTGGCGGCCCCTGCGGCCCCGTCGGTCCGGCCGGGCCGGTGCTGCCGGTCGGTCCGGCCGGTCCCTGCGGGCCGGGCACCGTGCTCGCCGCCCCGACCGGCCCCTGCGGCCCGGTGGCGCCGGTGTCGCCCTTGGGTCCCTGCGGCCCTGGCACGGTGGAGTCGGCCCCCGTCGCTCCGGTCGGCCCAGCCGGGCCGGTCGGCCCCGTCGGCCCGGTCGTGCCGGTGTCGCCCTTGTCGCCCTTGGCCCCGCCCACCGGCATCACGGCCAGCGTCGATATGGACTGCACCGGCGCCGGGCCGGAATTGTTGTCGTTCGCCACCGACACCAGCAGCGTGTCGCCCACCTGGCAGTCGATGATCACCTGCACGACCACGGCGCCGTAGGCCTGCCACCCCGCGCTGGCGTTGCCGTTGTCCACGGCGTCGTGGGTGGTCTGGTCCTCGATGATGGCGGCGCCGCGGTACTGCCGCACCCGCAGCGTCACGTGGTCGCTGTCGCTGCTGGACGTGCTGTACAGCTGGGTGATCGCCACGACGGAGTACCGGCCCGCCAGCAGGCACGTCGGTGATGACGGCCCCGGCAGCGACCAGCCGCTGGCCCGGACCAGCTGGTTGTAACCGACGTTCGTTTCGGTCGGCAGGCTGGCGATGGTGCCCACCACACCGTTCGTCTGCCGGGCGAACAGGTAGCCCGACAGGTCGGTGCCGCCCACCGGCCCCTGCGGCCCGGTCGGCCCGGCCGGGCCGGTGCTGCCGGTCGGTCCCTGCGGCCCCGCTACCCCGGTGTCGCCCTTGGCCCCGCCCAGCGCGAACACCATCACCGATGATCGGGGGTCGATCGTGCGGTTGGCCACGCTGGACATGACGCTGACCTGGAGCGTGTCGCCCACCTGCAGGTCGAAGATGCCCTCGGCCATCGTCGGCGCCCAGTCGGTGTAGCCGCCCCCCGCCGTGTCGCCGGTGCGGCGCACCAGCGTGGCGCCTCGGTACTGCTCCACCTTCGTCACCACGTAGTCGCCGTGCGCCGGGGTGCCCAGGCCCGCGAATTGGGTCACGGTGGACGCCCGGTAGCGGCCCGCCAGCTGGCAGGCGATGTGGCCGCCGGTCAGCGTGAACCCGCTCATCACGGCGCCCGGGGTGCCGTCGGGCAGCAGGTTGTCGAACCCGACCGTGTACCAGGCGCCCGCCACGCCCACCGTGGTGGACGGGATGCGCCCGAAGTAGTAGCCCGACAGCTCGGTGCCGCCCACCGGCCCCTGCGGCCCTGTCGGCCCCGTCGGACCCACCGGGCCAGGGTTGCCCTGCGGTCCGGCCGGGCCGGGCACCGTGCTCGCCGGGCCGGTCGGCCCCGTCGGCCCCGTCGGCCCCGTCGGCCCCTGGGCGCCGGTGTTCCCGGCGTCGCCCTTGGGGCCGCCCACCGGCAGGATCAGGAACGTGCCCCGCATGTCGTTCCCGGTGTGCGCGCCGTCGGCGTTGTAGCTGATCCGCACGCTGTCGCCCGCCTGCAGGTCGAACATGCCCAGGGCGGTGGCGTCGTTCCAGCCCGATCCGGGCTGAAAGCCGTTGACGTGCTCGAAGTACTCGTAGAGGCTCCCGCCTCGCATCACCTCGGCGCGCATGATCACGTAGGTGCCGCCCGACGGCGTGACGGTGCCCTGCGCGTGCACGCTGTACCGGCCGGGGATGGAGCACGTCGCCACCCACACGCCCGTCCCGGAGCTGGCAGCGAAGCCGTTGACGTAGTGCACCTGGCCGATGACGGCCACGTACCAGGCGTTGGCCGACCCGATGTAGCCGCTGATGTTCGCCGCGAAGTAGCCCGCCGCGGCGCCGCTGCCCCCGCCTCCACCCTGGCGGCGGCGCTCCAGCTCTTCTATCCGCCGGTCGTGGTCCCGGAACGTGGACGCCAGCACGTCCTGGCCCGACGGCCCCAGCTGCGGCTGCGGCACCCCGGCCTGGTGGGTGGGCGTCTGCACGGTGTCGGTCATGGCCCGGTCGCCTCGTCGGTGCGTTCCAGTGTGGACGGCTCCACCAGGGACACGTCGGCGGTCAGCCCGGCCCCCGCATTCTGCACCGACACGTCGGTGACCACCATCAGCCGGTCGTAGGCGGTGTCCACCTCCAGCAGCCGCACCGCCTGGCCGGGCAGCAGGTCCAGGTGCTCGCCCCCGCCGACCAGGACCGTCAGGCGCATCGTCACCCGGGGGGCGTTGTTGGCCTGCAGCATCCGCTGGGCGGCCTCGTCCAGGGTGGCGGCCACCACCACGCTGCTGTGGTTCACGGCGCCGTCCAGGGCCGGGTAGCCGGGCACGTCCAGGTGGTCGGTCACCCGCAGGTCCTGCGCCCCGATCCCGTCCACGTCGGACACGATGTTCGTGCCCACGATCGCCACCTGGGCCAGGGTCACGTTGCCCCGGGCCACGACGGTCAGCACCGGGCTGGTCCTCGGCGCCGGGTACACCAGGGCCAGCTGATGGGTCGGGGACACCCCGCCCCCCGACCAGTAGGCGTCGAAGCGGTAGTCAAACCCGTTGATCACCGCCGACAGGTCCGACAGCAGCTGCCCGAACCGCTTGCGCTCGATGCCCACGTACGTGCGGTCGCGCAGCACCCCGGTGTTCGCCACCCCGCTCGTGTCGATGTGCAGGTCCCGGCTGGTGCCCGTCTGGGCCTGGGTCACCAGGTCCCGGGCGATGGCGGCCTGGTCCTGCTGGGTGTAGGTCAGGTCGGCCCGGTTGGTGCGGCGCTCCAGGACCGTCTGCACCCCGGCGGCGGCCAGCTGCACGGTGTGGGCCTGCGGGCTGATCGTGGCCGACCACAGCAGCCCCCACCACTCCACCCGCTCGTCGTCGGCCTGCTCGTCCACGATGTACACCCAGGTGCGGGCCACGCCCATCCCGGCGGCCACCAGGTCGTTCCAGGCGGGCACCGACACCACCCACGTGGCGCTCCCCGGCCCGTTCAGGGTCAGGCTGTAGTGGACGCCCAGGTGCGGGAACAGGCCCAGCACCCGCATCGTGAGCGCGTCGGCCAGCAGGACCTGCACGGCGGCTAGTACCGGACGATGTAGGTCAGGGTCAGGTAGGGCGGCAGGTTGTTGCCCCCACCGCCGTCGGCAGCGATGTAGTGCAGGTGGTCCACCCCGCCCTGGTTGGCGTCGGACCAGCCGGACACGAAGTGGTGATGCTGGCCCGGTTCCTCGTTCAGCGTGATGGGCGTGGAGCTGACGGCCCGGTCCCCGCCGATGTTGGCCATGGCGGCCGACAGGTTGCCCGTCCCCGGCCCGGCCTGCACCACGAACTCCCACCCCGCGCCGACCGGCCGGTGAATGTGGTGCGGATCGTTGTAGTCGGTGGCCTGGTAGCCCGACCAGAAGTTGAGGCTGTGCTGGTGGTTCAGGCTGCGGTCGGCGGCCGACACGGCCCCGGTGTGGTTGTGGCTGGGCATGTTGGCGGCCTTCGTGCCCGCCGCTGCGCCCACGCTCGGGAACTCGGCGCTGCCGTCCACCCCCACCGGGACACGGCCCTGCATGTTCGGCAGGTTGAAGGTCGTGGTGCCGTCGCCCGCCCCGAACCGGGTGCCGACCACCGCGAACAGGGTGGCGTACAGGGTGCGGCTCACGGCGGCGCCGTTGGCCAGCAGCCACCCCGCCGGTGCGGCCAGGCCCGCGAACGGGGCCAGCGTCCCGGTCGGGCTGCCGCCGGTCCCGGTGGAGCAGGCCGTCCGCCGGTCGGTGAGGTTCCCGGCGGCGATGGACGGCGTGGCGGCCGGGACGGTCACCTGGGCCAGCACGTAGGACGATGTGGGCGCCGCGGGCACCTGCGGCGATGCGGCCGGGGTGCCCTTCACCATCTCCAGCGCCCAGCGGGGCTGCCCGGTGCCGCCGTAGCTCGGGTCGTACACCCGGGCAATCACCAGGTCGATGCGGGGGTTGGCGGCGTCGGCCCCGGCCACGGTCAGGATGGTCGGGTCCGGGTTGGTGCACAGGTACGGCCCCTGGCCCACCTGGTCGGTGCCCGGCACCCAGCAGCCGCCCGCCCCGACCTGGAGCTGCAGGCCGCCGGGGGCGGTCACGGCCATGTCGGTCGGCCCCAGCACCCCGCCGTTGGGGCACGGCGTCATCGTGGCGAACATGGCGCGCAGGTCCTCGCCGGTGTAGCAGCCCCCGTCGATCCACAGGGGCGGTTGGCGCTCGGTCATCGGGGCCTCCTACAGCCAGGCGTCCCGCCACGTGAGCGTGGCTGCGGTCGCGAGTCGTCCGGCCTGGCGCAGCCGAACGTCGTTCTCGCCGGGCACCAGCGGCCAGAAGTCGGCGGCGGTGGCCAGCAGGTCGTACCGGGGCGTCGTCGGGGCGTCGCCCTTGAACACCTGGCGGGTGCGCATGTTGACCTGCACCTGCTCCCCGGCGGCCAGCACGTAGGCCAGGCCCAGCTGCCGGTCGGTGGTGGCGTTCGTGATCGTCGGGTGGTCGGCGGGGCCGAAGAAGGTGACGATGGGCAGGCTGTCGGTGTTCCCCCGGTTGGTCAGGATGCCCTCGCCGTTGATCAGCAGCGGCAGCTGGATGGCGCACGTGGCTGATCCCCACGGCGCCTGGCTGGTGCAGAAGCCCCCGCCCGGATCGGTTCCCGCCGGGCCGCTCGCCGTCATCGTCACGCCCGGCGCGATGCCGTCGGCGGCGGCCAGCTGGGTCACGTTGCTGTTCCCGGTGCCCAGCCCGACCAGGGCCAGCCAGTCGCCGGGCACGAAATGGACCGGCGCCGCGGTCGTGAATTCGGCCAGGCCGTTGTTCGCCGGGGCCATCCACCCGTTGGCGATCGGCAGGCCGTTGCGCAGCAGCGTCAGGGACTGCCCCAGCGGGTTCGTGCCGGTGCGGACGCTGCCCTTGATCGTCCAGTCCCCCGTCGCGGGCGGCGTCAGCAGGGTGCCCACCCCGAACGGCGGCAGCGCGATGCGGTCCTTGCTGTAGAAGGCGTACATGCCGTCGCTGTGGCCGCCGATGCCGCTCAGCGTCCACACGGTGGCGGGGGCGGGCAGGTTGATCTGGACGCTGTAGGTGTGGCCCGCTCGGAACGTGTAGTCGAACGGCAGCTCCAGGGGCATCCCGGCGCCGCTGGCCGGGACCGTCACCCGGGCCAGCTCGGTGGCGCCGTCCATCAGCCGCAGGTAGGTGCCCGGGTCCCAGGCGATGTTCACCGACCCGTCGGTGCGGCCCATCTTGATCCGGCCCATCTGGTCCAGGTCCGCCGTCGGCGTGAACGACTGGCCCGCCCAGCCCCACGGCCCGGCGTCCGCGAATTGCTGCACCCCGAACGTCAGGGTCGTGGCCCCGGCGGGCAGGGCCTCGGTGCCGCTGTTGGCTCGGATGCGGCTCACCGCGGCGCTGGTCGTGGCAGCCGCGGCCAGCCCGATCGCGGACCACGCCACCCCGCTGACCAGGCTGGTCAGGGGCCAGAAGGTCATCCCGGCGCTGCTGGAGAACCCGTTGCCGATCTGGACGGCGGTGCCGCTCGGCGTGACCATCTGGGCGGGCTGGCCTCCCGGCGTGACCGGCGTGCCCGCCTGCAGGCAGAAGCTGGCCAGGCTGGCGTCGTCGGGGCTGGCCAGCTGCAGGGTGCGGGCGCCCAGGGTCACGCTGTACAGCCGGGGGTCGGTGGCGATGAACTCGGCGGCGATGGCCAGCTGCCCCTTGCGCAGCAGGGTCGTGTCGGCGTCGAACTTCCGGGGGCGGCCCAGCAGCATGTACGACTGCCCGGTGGTCATCCGCATCTCCAGCAGCACGTCGGTGGTGCGGGCCTGCCACACGCCCGCGATGTAGCGCAGCACGTCCCACGCCTCGGCGGCAGCCGGGTCGTCGGACTGCCCGACGGTGGCGGCGTCGCATCCGGCCAGCGTGCGGGCGTTGATGCACAGGTTGAACACCAGCTGGCGGGCGGTGTGGTAGTCGCCCAGGGCCACCACGCCATGCTCGGACGGCAGGGCCACGTCGCTGTTGCGCTGGTCGGGCAGGCCCAGCCCGGTGTAGGCGCTGATCCCGATGCCGGACCCTCGGCCGAACAGCAGCCGCCCGTCCAGCATCACCTGCCACATATCCGACAGGGGCGGCACGTTGACGGGCAGGCCCCCGGCGCTGGCGGCCAGCGGGTTCGCTCGGGTCGTGCCGCCGTCGCCCACGATCGCCACCGGCGGCACCGGCGCGGACGTGAACGGCCAGGCGCTGCGGGGGGTCAGCTTCGGCCCGGCCTCGGTGACCGGCCCGGTGTTCTTCAGGGGGTCCTGCCCGCCGGGCATCAGCTCACCGTGCGCATCCGGTAGCGGGCCGCCCAGTCCAGCTCGGCCACAGCCTCGGCCATCGGCGCGCCCCAGTAGTGCGGCCCGTTCAGCGTCAGGCCGCTGTTGCCGCTCCCGGCGGCGGCCTGGGCCAGCAGCAGCTGCTGGGCGGTGGACAGGACCATCTCGCCGGGCGCCAGCAGGGCGGGCACGCTGTCCCCGGCCATCGGGTTGCCGGGCACCACACCACCGGCGGCCATGTGCAGGAAGCTGCCCGGGTCGAAATCGAACGACGGCACGATGGTGTGGCCCAGCACCTCCACACCCCCGAACGACACGCTGGGCAGGTGGTCCACCATCTCGTTCCACCAGCCCTTGAACATGCTGCCCAGGCCGCTCACGACGGACCCGCCCAGGCTGGCCAGGGCGCCCGGAATCTTGCTGGCCAGCTCCCCGATCTTCGTCACCACGTCAGTGACCAGCTCCCCGGCCTTACTCACGGCGGCCACGGCGGCGTCCCCGATGGCGCCCGCGATGCTGCCCGCCAGGCCCACCAGGGCACCGGCGGCCTTCGCGGGCAGCTCCCCGATCACGTTGACCACCTGGCCGATGAACCCCTGGGCCAGGGCGATGGCGGCCTGGATCGGGGCGGTGATCAGGGTGGTGGCGTTCTTCCACACGCTCCCCAGGAAATTCAGCACCCCGTTGAACAGGTCCTCCACGATGGCGACGCCACCGCTCACTAGGTCCTGCAGGGCGGCCCACCCGCCTCGGAACGGGGCGGTGATCAGCTCTTCCGCGTTGGTCCACACGGCCGACAGGAAGTTGAGCACCTGGTCCAGCTGGGCCATCACCAGCTCCACGGCGCCCGACACGATTTCGCTCACCCCGTCCCAGATGCGGCCCCAGTCGCCGGTGAAGATGCCCGCGATAATGTCCACGGCCCCCTGGATCACCCGCAGGATGCCCTCGATGGCGTCGCGGATCGGGCCGATGGCGCCGGTCACCACGTCGCTGACGAACCCCCACAGGGCCTGCCAGATGGGCGTCATAAAGTCCACGAACGTCTGCACGGCGGTCGTGATCAGGTCGAACGCCACCTGGGCCTGGGCGGCCAGGACCGTGAAGGCCACGTCAGCGGCGGCCGACAGGAAATCGAACAGGGGCACCAGCACCGCCTGCACGGTGGACACGAACGTGGTCACCACGTCGGCCACCCGCTGGAACACGGCCACCGCGATGTCCCGGAACCCGACCAGGATGCCGGTCACCTCGTCGCCGTACTGCGCCCACAGGCCGATCAGGAAATCCACGGTCGGCCCGATGGCCCGGCTGATGGTCCCGGCCACGGCGTTGAACGCCCCCACGATGGCGTCCTTCGACTTGACGACGGCCCCGGCGGCGGCGGCGGCGGCGCTGCTCAGCGTGTCGAACACCCCGCCCCAGTCCACCCCGGAGATGATCCCGGTCACGGTGGAGATGGCAGGCCCCAGGGTGTCGTTCAGGGCGCTGGCCACGTTCTGGATGGCGGGCCACACGGTGTCCATGAAGAACCCGGCGGTGGCGTCCACGGCGTCCCGGAACGGCTGCCACTTCTGGTAGGCCACGACGGCGGCGGCCCCCAGGGCCAGCACGATGGCGATGACGATGCCCACCGGGTTCGCCAGGGCGGCCAGCGCGCCGCCCTCGCCCGCCGCGCTGAACAGGCCCCCCAGGGCGCTGGCCATGGTCGTGATGGTGCTGGCCCCCTTCGACACCAGCAGGATCGCCCCGATGCTGCTGGCCAGCGTGACCAGCCCGGTGCTGATGGCGTCCACGGCGCCCTGGTTGTTGGCGGCCCACGTGCCCAGCGGCTCCAGGGCGTCCTTCACCAGCCGGGCCAGGTCGTCGGCCAGGGGCGCGACCAGCGGCCCCAGCTTCTCCACCCACCCGAACACCGTCTCCAGGCCCGGGCCGATCACGGCCCACCCGACTCGGGCCAGGCTGGCGAACCCCGACGCCAGGCCGGTCACGGCGGCCCCGACCCCGGCCCCGATCCCCTCGGCGTGGATGCTGGCGAAGCTCGTCACGGCGTCCAGGGCGGGCGTCAGGACCGGCATCAGGTGCTGGCCGATGGCCTCGGCCACGTTGCCCAGCTGCACGGCCAGCTTTGCCATCGGGTCGGCGGCCGCGGTGGCGGCCCCGCCGAACTCCCGGGTCACCTCGCCCAGGATGACCTTCTGGGCGCCCAGCAGGTCGTTGTGGGCCACCAGGTCCTTGATCTGCTCTTTCTGGTCGGCGGTGAACGACACCCCGGCCCGGGCCAGGGCGGTGATGCCCTTCACCGGGTCGTTCAGGGCCTTACCCAGCTGCAGGGCGGCGCCGCTGGCGTCGGTGCCCAGCACCGTGGCCATGTCCTGCGCCAGGCCCACCGTCTGGGTGAACACGTCGTTCCCGGCCCCGGCGGCGTCGCGCACGTTCGTGAAGGTCAGCAGCAGGTTCTCGTTGCCCTGGATGGCCTCGTCGTCTATGCCGGTCAGCAGCGACAGCTTCGTGGCCAGGTCGTTCACCTGCTGGGCCGACACCCCGGCCACCCCGCCGGTGGACTTGATCACGGCGGCCGTGACGTTCCCCACCCGGGTGGACTCCCGCCCGGCGTCCAGGAATTTCTTGGCGGCGAAACCCAGCCCGGCCAGGACCGTCACCGCGCCGGTGGCCTTCCCGATCAGCCCCAGGCCCCCCGCCGCGCCCTTAGCGGCGGCGCCCGTCTCGGCCAGCGACGCGCCCGCCGCGGCCCCCACCCCGGCCAGGGCGGCCTCGGACTCCACGGCGGCGGCCGTGAACGACGCGGCGATGCTCCCGGCGGCCACGTCCGCCTCGGCGGCGGCGTCCACGAAGGCGGTGTCCCCGATCGTGCCCAGGGCGGCGTCGGACTCGATGGCGGCGCCGTCCATGGCGTCGGTGATCAGCGCGGCGGTGGCCTCGGCCTCGGCGGCGGCGTCCGCAAAGGCGGTGTCCCCGATGGTGGACAGGGCGGCGTCGCTCCCGGCGGCGGCCTCGGCCATGGACGCTTCCACGGTCGCCCCGGCCTCGGCGGCGGCCGCCCGCAGCTGGACGAACGCATCGCCGTTGAGGATTTCCTGCAGCCGCTGGGCGCTGCGCTCGGCGCTCGTGGTGAACGCCTCTTCCATCTGCACGCCCGATTTCTCGGCGGTGACGGCCACCTCTTTCAGCGGCCCCTCCACCTGGGACTCCACCGCCGCCTCAAAGCCGGTGGCCCGCAGGCCCACCTCCACGAACGCCTCAGCTAGGACTCCACCGGCGGGCACGGTGGTTGATTCTTCCAGGTCAGCGCCGGGGCGTCACCCCTCGCAGCACAGCCAGCGCGGCCAGTCCCGCCTCGGCCTCTATGGCGTCGTCGTCGCCCTCGCCCCAGTCAGGCGGCCGTCGGCCCCTCGGCGTGGCCGTCGTGGCCCGCTGCAGGACCTGGGGCACCTCGGCCAGCTGCGCCTCCAGCAGCTCGCGCTGCTGCTCGCGCGTGGCCCGGTACAGCACCATCCACAGCACGTTGAGCTGGCGGTGCGGGGGCAGCTCGTCCAGGTCGATGCCGTGCCACAGGGCTACGGCGTCACAGGCACCGCGGTGGTCGGCCCCCCATTGGATGATCCGCTGGGCGGCCCAGTAGGGCGGCCGGTGTACACCTCCACCAGCCAGCGGATCACCTCGTCCAGCGTCTCCTGCGGCACCGGGTGTTCAGGGTCCCGGATGGCGGCGGCGAACCGCTCGGCGCTGTCGGGCAGCATGATCACGTCGAAGAACTCGGCGGCCTTGGACGATCCGTAGCGCAGAATGTCCAGGCCGAACCCGGCGGGCAGCAGCGCGATGCACTCGTAGGTCTGGCCGTCCAGGTCGAACGTGACCGGCTCGCCCCCGGTCGGGCTGGAGAAGCTGCGGCTGGGCATCGGCTGCGCACCCTAGCCCCACTCAGGCTGGCCCGCACAGCCCCCCACGTTGCGCTGTGCGGCCCGAAACGGGCACCGCCCCCCGGTGATGGGGGGCGGTGGCTCAGCGGGCGCTGTGGCGGCTCAGAAGGGTTCGTCGTCCCATGCCGGGCCGGGCACGTCCATGGCGGTGGGGCGGCGCTCCGGGCCACGGCCCAGCGTGTCCTCCAGGTAGGTGGCCCGGCGCTCGGCGGCCTCGGCGGCCTCGCGGCAGCGGCGCACGTCCAGCGCCTGGCCGGGGCCAGCGTCGCCGTACAGGGCGCACTCGCTGCGGTACTGGGCCAGCGTCTCGCCGTAGGACTCCCACAGCCAGCCGATCGTCTCGGCCAGGTAGGTCAGCTCCATGCCCTCGGCGGCCTCGGTGTAGAAGGCGACGGCGGCGGTGTCGCCAGCGGCGGCGGCCTCAGCGGCCAGCGCCCGGTAGTGGTCCATGCCCTTACCGGCCAGCTCGGCCAGCTCGTAGGGGTCCAGGTCCAGGTCGGTGTCGGTGGTGGTGTCGAATTGGCTCATGCCCACCACTCTAGTCCCCCTCGGGTGGAACGCAAGCAGGGGCTACAACTTCTCGTAGATTTCCTAGCTGGCGGCGGCGGGCAGGGCCTCCACCAGGAACGGCCTGCCGGGCACCCCTCGCACGAACCGGGCGAACGTGTAGCCGTGCTGCGCGCCGCCCTTGTAGCGGCGGCGGCCCTGGTAGCGGCCACCCCGGTACCCGGCCCCCTGGTTGATCGTCGGCCACCGCAGCGCCCGGGCGCGCACCGGCCGGATCACCTGGCCCCGCGGGCCGTAGATGCCGGTGCCCTCGTGCACGAAGATGGCGTAGGGCAGGCGGCTCCCGATGCGCACCGCGGGCAGGCTCCCCCGCATCACCGGCTCCACCACGATCGACCCCGCCAGCTGGCCGTGGCCCACCTTGTTGCCGATGCCCATGGCCCGCATGTTCGCCAGGGCGGCGTTGCGGACGTTGTTGCCGCGCCGGTACAGGTCGGCCACCACCGGCCCGCCCGGGCTGGTCAGCAGGGCCTGCACCTGGGCCTTGTTCAGCGTGACGGTCACCCCTATGGGCATGGGTCGCACCGCCCGTCCAGCCGGACGCTGATCTGGCCCACCAGGCAGCCGCCCTCGGTGCCGCCCCAGGTCACGATGCCCACCAGCCAGCATTCGTTCGGGGGGCAGCTGATCCCGTTGGCCACCGTCTCGGTCAGGTCCAGCACGTCCAGCATGGCGGCGGCGGCCACCTCGGCGTCAGGGGCGCGGCCCCGCTCGTCCAGGACCGGGATGCACAGGCCCACGTGCACGGTGGCGTAGGCGCCCAGCGTCCCCCGGCACGGCTGCGGCGTGGCGGTCAGCATCGGGGCGCCGGTCACCTGGCCCAGCTGCTCTACGGGGAACGGGTTGAACCACACCAGCTGGTCCACGCTCACGATCAGCAGGCCGTCGGGGCAGCAGCTGTCGTAGCTCACGTCGCCCACGACCAGCTGCGCTGGCGGCTGCGCCCGCCCGGTCGCGGTCCAGGCGGCGGCGGCCTCCTGCGCCAGGCAGGTCGCCACGTCCCGGATCACGGCGCCCCATAGACCGGCTGGCCCGGCGGGCGGCGCCACTCGGGCCGGGGCACGTCCGGGCTGTACACCCGGCTGCGCGTCTCCAGCCGGGACGGGTTGAACGTGCGGATGGCCAGGTCCAGCAGCGGGATGCCGGTCAGCCCGGCCTGGAGCAGCAGCGTCGGGTCGCCCAGCGTCACGGTGATGCCCTGGCGGGTCACGGTCGTGATGTTCCCGGGGAGCTGACACGGCTGGCCCAGACAGGGTGCGATCACCTCGCGGGCCAGGGCGGCGGCGGCCTGCAGGCACAGCGTCGGCGGCGGGTCCCCGGCGGTCCACGTGACCACCAGGTGGCGGGGGTTGCACCACCAGTCGGTGGGCCAGGCCAGGTCCAGGTTCACCAGCCGGTCGCCGTCCAGCATCCATCGGTCGAACGGCTCGCCGTCCAGGGTCACGCTGTCCACCGTCACCACGGCACCCAGCGGGCTGCGCAGGTTCACCTCGCACTGCGGCCAGGTGGGCTGGCCGTAGACGTTGAACCACTCGCCGCGCCAATTGAACGGCACCGGCAGGCACGTCTGCTGGTAGCCCATCGTGAAGGCGGCCACGACCTGGCAGCGGCCCATCCGGCGCCCCGTCAGCGCCCACACGCTGTCACAGGCCGACTGCCAGGCCTCGTCGGTCAGGGCCTGCCAGTCGGGCGGCTCGGGGGTCGGTGCCGTCGGGGGCCAGCCGCAGCCGCTCGGCGGGGTCCAGGCCTCACACGGCGGGGTGTCCCGCGGCTCGGCGTCGCTCATGGCCCCAGTGTCCTACAGCACCAACCAGGCGATCGACACCAGGCACAGCCCGGCGGCCACCAGCACCGGCTGCCACACGTTGATGGTGCGCGGGTTGGCCCGCAGCGCCATGTCCAGGGCGATCAGCGTGGCCAGCCCGAACACGATGGCCCCGATCAGGAAGAGCACGTCCGCCGTGTCGGTGTTCCCGCTGGCAATGTCGGCCAGCAGCGCGGTCACGGCGCCACCCCCAGCGCCCAGGCGGTCCCGTTCCAGTAGGCGCTCCCCGTCGGGTGCAGGTTCACGTACTGGCCCGTCGTCCAGGCTGTCGCCGGGGTCGGCGTGATGCCGGTCATCCCGGCCAGGTTGCTCGGGGGATGCGACCCCGCCGGGGTCCAGGTGCCCGGCGTCCCCGCCGTGGCTCCCGTCGCCGGGGGCGCGCCGGTCCGCTTCTGCAGGATGCCCGCCATGTTCGGTGCGATGCCCATTACGGCGCCATCCCCGTCACCCAGCCGGTGCCGTCCCAGTGCATCTCGCCCGCCGTGCCGCTCGTGGCGCCCTGCACGTACTGCCCGGTCGTCCAGGCGGTGTTCGGCGTGGCCGTGATCCCGGCCGTCTCGGCGGCGGCGGCGTCGGCGGGCGGCGTGCTGCCCGGCGGCGACCACTGGCCCGGCGTCCCGGCGCTGGCACCCACCGCGGCCTGTCCGGCCATGGCCTCGCACCCACAGGTGTCGTCGGGCGGCTCGGCGCTCGTGACCACGTAGCCCACGTGCTCGTCGGCCATCAGGGCCTCGGGCAGGATCGCCGGGGTGTACGGCCCCAGGCCCCAGTCGCTCCCGGCGCCCTGGGTGTTCGCCGTGATCACCATGGACAGCGGGCCGTTCTCGAAGGTCAGGTCCCCGATCACACCACCCTTGACGTGCGGGAACACCCAGTAAATCCAGCTGGCGGCGCCGCCCCCGGCGGCCTCGGCGCACGATCCACCGGCCACCTTTGTCCACAGCTCCAGCGCGAAATCGGTGCCGACCGTCTCCCCGAACGTGCCGCCGATGGCGGTGGGGGGGCTGCCCGGCCCGGAGAACACCCGGCCGCCCGACAGCAGCGCGAGCAGCTGGGGGTCCACCTCGCACAGGGTGATGGTCAGGTCCCACCGCTTCACCCGGCTGTCGTCCTTCTCGTTGATGCAGAACTCGCCCCAGGCGTTCTTCACGGTGAACTCCTGGCCGTCCTCCACCTGGGCCGACGCCCCGACGCTGACGAACCCGGACGACACGATCGTGGAGCACTCCCCCACGACCGGCGCGCCGCAGCTGTCCACGGCGGTCACTCGGATGCGGCGGGCCTTGATGCTGGCGAACTTGGTGGTGGTGCAGCCGGTGGGCACGGTGTCCTCCTACGGGGTGGTAGCCGTGACGGCCACGACAGCGGGCAGGTCGATGGCCACCTGGTAGGTGCGCTCCACCAGGGCGGCCAGGTCGTTCAGGGAACGGTCCACGATGGGCGGGTTGCTCACGTCCACCAGCGGGCCGCGGGTCACCGTGACCGGCCCGGTGGCGATGATGTGGGTTTCCCCGGGCACCCCGGGGATCGGGCCGTACCCGTCCCCGACCACCACCGGCGTGTAGCAGGCGACGGTGCGCAGCGTGGACCCGTACCGCTCCAGGTGGGTGCCCAGCATGATGGCGCTGGATCGGTCCATATGCAGCGTGCCCTCGCCCCCGTACTGGCGGGCGATGGCCAGCTCAGCGGCGGCCAGCGCCACCTGGCTGCCGGTGGCCGCCGTGGGCGTCCCTGCCTTGGCCAGCATCCACGCCCACAGCAGCTTCTCCAGCCCGGCGGCCTCCCCGGCCATGTAGCCGTCGTGGGCGCGGCTCGTGGCCTCGGCCAGGGTGTAGCCGACCGGGGTGCAGCTCCAGTAGCCGTACAGCGCGAATTGCGCCGTGGTCAGCCAGTCCTCGGGAATGTTCGGGGCCTTGGCCCACACGGTGCAGGGGTCGGTCACCGACTCCCCGGTCAGGGCGGGCGCGGCCTGGGACAGGAACGTGGCGGGGGCCAGGCGCAGGCTGGCGTTGTCGGTCACCGGGACGGTGGCCAGCAGCCCGTACGCGCTCGGCCGGTACGGCGGCCCCGTCGTGGGGGCAGCCGCGAACCCGGCAGCGGTGATCCCGTCCTGCAGCAGCGTCATCGTCGGGCGGCCTTACGGGCAGCAGGCCGTGACGCCATTGACGGCCAGGTCCACCGTGACCACCAGCGACTCGGTGCACACCTTGGCCAGCAGCCAGAAATCCTCACTCCACGCGGCGGTGTAGTCGTTGCTGGCGTTCAGGGTGGAGTCCCGGACCACGCCCAGGTCCAGCGTCCCGCCGGTGCCGACCACCCAGGTGCCGCTCGGGTAAATCAGCATCTTGCAGGTGGCCGGGTAGGCCGTGGCGTTGGCCAGCGGCTGCCAGTCCTGCACGAAGCTGGGGCTGACGTTGTGGTCGGTGAACATGGCCCGTATGTCGCTGTCGGGCAGCCGCAGGAAGGCGGCGTCACCGGCGCGGGCGCTGGCGTCGGCCCGCATCGCCTCGGGCACCCAGGCCGGGAGCACGCACGTCAGGTTGGCCCCGGTGGCCATGTGGTACTTCTCCCGGTAGAACTCGGCGGCCAGGCCCGCCGCGTCCGGGATGCGGCTCACCGTGCTGCCCACCTCGGGGGCGTTCACCGCCGTGCTGCCCGCCTCGATGGTGGCGATCCGGGCGGCGTTCATCGCGTGGAGATGGGCGTTCATCACCATGCTGATGTACTCGCGGGTCAGCTCGGGGAAGCTGCGGTCCGCCAGGTTGCCGTGCGTGACGCAGATGCCGTAGGCGTCCAGCATGTACGGCGTCCAATTGGGGCAGGGGATCGTGATGCACGGCTTCCGGGGCGTCGTCGCCGGTGGGGCCGCCGCAATGTCGTTCGCGTTGGTCCACTTCCAGCTGATCGTCGTCAGGTCGGTGGGCATCGTGATCGGATCGGGCACCTGGATGCCCGCCCGGCTCACGTTCACGGTGGGCAGGTCCAGCAGGCCGTCCCCGGCGTCGATCCGGCAGATGTTGTACAGCGGGGTCAGCGGGCCGCAGAAGCCACCCGACGCCACCAGCGACTCCACCTGGTCGGTGTCCCGGAGCTGGAACTTCTCCAGCACCGGCATCGGGTCGCTGCCCGCCTCGATGCGCTCGGTCACCGGGTACTCGATGCGGCAGATGCTGGCCCGCTGCCCGTCGCCCATCATCCGGGCACGGTCGTGGAACGCCTCGGCCACCCGCAGCATCGTGGCCACCTTGCTGCCGGTGGCCAGGCCGGGCACGTCGGCGGCGGCGGTGATGTTGATGCCCAGGCCCTGGCGGGTCGGCGGGCGGGCCGGTGCAGGCGCCCGGCGGGCCACGGCGCTGATCGGCGGGCGGGCCTGCGGGGCGGGCGTCGATGCGGCCGCCACCGGGACCAGCTCGGGCGTCACGTGCTCGGCCTCGGGGGCCTCGGGCGCCTCGGGGTCCTCGGGCGGCTCTTCCGGCTCCACCGGCTCGGTGGGCGTCTCGTCCTCGTCGGTCGTCTCGGGCGGGTGCACCTCGTCCATCAGCGCCCGCACCTCGGCGGCCTGCGCCGCGGCGGCCTCTTCCCGGCGGGCCGTCTCGCCCCGTAGGGCCAGCACGGCGTCGCGCAGGGCGGTGGCCAGCGCCACCGTGTCGGGGTTGTGGTCGCCCTCGGCCACCTCATCGACCCGGGCGGTCAGCTCGCCCAGCAGCTCGGCCAGCTCGCCGGGCGGGATCGCGGTCAGGTCCTCGGGCAGCTCCACCAGCGGCACGGTGCCGTCGGCGCCGTCCAGGCCTTCGAACTCCAGCAGTCGCAGCCAGCCGTCGCGGCGGGTCGTGCTCATCGTCGCCTCCATGGGTCCGTTGCTCGTCAGGGACCACGTGGGGGCGGCAGCGCCACCAGGCCCGGGCTGCGCCCTATGGGCGCGCTCGGCGGTCGTACAGGTGCAGATGATGGCGCTAGCGCGTGTTCACCGTCAAGCGATGCGCAGCTGATCCACCCGGCCACCGTAGACACGCTGGGCGTCTCGGGCCAGGGCCAGCGTCGGGAAGTCGTAGTTCGTGCCACCGGCGGTGGTCAGCCGCCACGCTCCCCCGGCCCGGGCCGCGGCGATCACCGCGCCGCTGGCGTCGGGCATGTCGGCGGCGTTCACGTGCTGCACGGTCTTGCCGCATCCGCAGCCCATCAGCCGTTCACCAGCTCGGGGTGCACGTCGCGGCGCAGCTGCTCCAGGGCCAGGGTCGCCGGGTGGCGGCCGATGCTGGCGGCCAGGGCCTCCACGGCGCCCGACAGGCGGGGATCGTGGCGCCCGCGGCCGGGTATCAGCGCCCGGTCCCGGCGGTCCGCCTCCACCACGCCACTGGCGACCAGGGCCGCCGGGGCGCCACCAGCCACCTGGGCCTCCACGACAGGGAACCCGGGCACGTTCACGGCCAGCGCCGCGCACAGCTCCAGGCCGACGCCACGCACCCGGCGCCAGTCGCCCGACAGGGCGCCCCGCTCCAGGCTGGTCATCTGGGCGGCGGTCAGGCCCGGACGGACGGCCCCGGCCACCCAGATGCCGTAGGCGTCCTCCCCGGCCCGCACGTCGGCGGCCACCCAGGCGGTGTGCTCGTAGTGCTCCACGGCTAGGGCCTCGGTGTCGCTGATGGCGGCGTGCAGGCCCCCGGCGGTGATCTTCCCGCACGACAGCAGGATGCCCTCGGCGGTCCGCACCCGGCCCTGGTGGAAGTGGGCGTACCCGGTGCTGGAGTGCGGCGGGGTCAGGCACCGCTCGGCCACGCTCATATGGCAGCTGTTCCAGGGGGCCAGGTGCCCGTACACGCGGCCCTCGGGCGTCACCGTCAGCGGGGTGGGGCCGTCCAGGCCCGGGTCGCTGAACCACGCAGCAGGCGGCGCTGCAGGGGCCGCTGCGGCCACCAGCTGGGCGGCCTGGGTGGCGTATACCGTTACGGCTGCGGCGCCCTCGGTGGATTCCAGGATGCGGCGCGCCCACTGGTACCCGGCGTCGCCGCCGTGCGCGCTCCACGCCATGCGGCCCGGCGTCGGGTAGGTCGGGTCGCCCTGCCGCCAGCCGTCGTCGTCGCGGTGGGTGTCGTGGCGGGCGAAATAGGCGAACAGGCGCTTCACGGCGGCCAGGTCCATCGGGTGCCCGGCGGCCAGCTCGGCGGCCAGCAGCCCCGTCGCCGTGGACGTGTTCCCCGCCCCGGCCTTGCGCCACGCCATCGCCCGGCGGGCCTCGGCCTGCATCGTGGCCGACGGCGTGTAGCTCACCGGCTCCAGGTCGGCCCCGGCGCAGCTCCCCCCGGACGACTGGCAGGCCAGGCAGCAGGCCCCGGCCGTGACGGCGGCCACGTGGCGCACCTCTTCGGCCTGGGTGTGGAACCCGGCCTCGTCGGCCCAGTCGGCCCAGGCGTCCGGCCCGGCGGTGTAGGCGGGCGGCTCCAGCCCGGCGTCCTTGGCGTGGCGGGCGGCGTGGTTGAACACCCCCGGCTTATCGGCGCTCGGGATCGTCGTGCCCCCGCGCCCGCCGTGCACGCTGGCCATGATCGCGGCGGTGGCCTGGGTGTTCGCTGCGCCCGGCTGGCCGTTGGCGCCCACCTCGTGGTGCGGGAATTTCCAGGCGGCCTTCGTGTCGGGGTCACCGGCCGGGTCGCGCCAGGCGTACTCCAGCGGGCCTTTGTCGCCCACCGTGTCGCCCAGGGCGGCCTCAGCGGCGGCCCCGTCCCACGGCCCGTTCGTCGTCGCCGTGCTGTGGCTCGGGACGGCGCTGGCCACCAGGCTGGCATTCTGCGGCGGCGGCGGGGCGGGCTGGGTGGCCACGCACTTGCCCAGGGCCGGGTCCCACTCCTGGCCGGGCGGGCACTGCTGGGCGTCGGCGCCCGGCGGGGGCGGGGTCGTGCCGTCGCTGGGCATCGTGCCGTCGGCCAGCTCGATGGTGCACTCCACGAACGCGGGCGTGGTGCAGATGCAGAAGTTGCGGATGCGGGCCTGGCTGACACGCATCTGCGGCTCCACGTGCGGCGGCGGCGGTGCGGCCGGGTCCAGGCTCGGGGCCAGGTCAGCCGACAGGCGGGCGTCGCCCTCGGGGATCAGGTCGCCGTTCTCGTCCACCGGCACGATCGCCTCGGTGGAGTCGTCCAGGCTGGCCGACAGGCCCACCAGGCCCTGCTGGATCAGGGCGCCCACCTCGGTCGCCTCGGGCGTGTCCAGCAGGCTGCCGGTGCCCACGATCTTGTTGCCGCTGCGGGTCAGCGTGTCCACGCTGCCCACGATCACCTCGCCGTCGTGGCCGTCGGCGCTGGCCTTCTGCCACGTCAGCGGCAGCGGCGGCTCGGCCCACGTCAGCGCGCCTTCCTCCACGAACCGGCCGTCCCCAGTCGGTTGCCCCTCCACCATGCCGATCCCGCGCCAGGTACGCATGGGCGGATCGTACGCTGCGCGTGTTCAGCGTGTCAGCTGGTGGTGGCCTCGGGGTGCTCGGTCAGGTGCGTGACGGCCTCGGCCCGGCCCTGCACCTTCGACCCGTCGGGGAATTGGTACCAGCCGCCACCGATGGCGTACGGGTCGGGGTCGGGCGGGTTCGCCGTGCCCTTCTCGCTGTGCACCAGGCCCTGGGCGGCGGCGCCCCCGGCGCCCTCGTCGGTCGGCGCAGGGACGAACGGCACCGCCTCGCTGATGCCGTCGCCGCGCATGTCCTCGCCCTCCTGGTCGGCGGCCGCGATGGGGCCGGACCACTCGGGGGTCGTCTGCTCGGTGTCGCTCATGGGGCGGACGGTACACCGCCCGCTAGTACACCAGCCCGTCTATCGGGGTGGACACGATCACCGGGCGGGGCACCTGGGCGTCGCGGTCGGCGTGCTGCAGGCACCAGGCCACCCACACGTCCCATTCCTGGGTGCCCGGCGGCGGGTCGTACGGCACCCCGGGGCCGGTCGGCGTCCACATCGGGCTGGTGCTGCGGCGGCCCCACTCCATGGCGTCCTCCACCAGCGCCTGCGCGCTGGGCGTGTCCACGATCATCCGCTGGTCCCAGTCCACGGTCAGGCGGATGCCCAGGTACACGGCGCGCACCATCACAGCACCGCCAGGACGCCCAGAATCCACTGGCGGTGGGCCAGGTCCAGCGGGTTCGTGTTCAAGAAGGCACTCTCCATGCTCATGCTCGTGATTTCGTAGTACGACCGCGGACCGTCACCGTAGTCCCGCCCGAAGTAGGTGGCGGCGAAGTGGTCGTCCCAGCCCGTCTCGGACCGGGACCAGGCCATGGCCCGTTTCCGCTCCCGCTTCACCGTCAGGCCCCAGGCGTCCTCGGTCACCGTGGCGGTCCGCTCGTGCAGGAACGACCACTCTAGCGCCCGTAGCCTCGGGTCGGCCGTCTCGGCCAGGTGGCCCAGCTCGTGGACGCTGGTGCCGAACCCACTGATGGTGCGGGCGCCGGTGCCCGGCATGACGCCCTTCTTCGCCTCGGACACCGCGATGGTCACCACGTGGTCGCGCTCCACCTGGTAGCCCCGCTGCACCTTCCCGGCCACAATGTCGTAGTCGAACATGCGCTGCCGCCACTCGTCCGGGTAGTAGTCGGCGGCCTCGGTGATCAGCTCCTGCGCCCAGCGGTCGTCGGCGGCGCTCGTGGCCCGGTTCCAGCCGCTGTTGGCCAGGTTGCGGCGGTGGAACGTGTCGGCGTCGCTGCTGGCGATGAACGTCGGGTCCCGGCCCTCGGCCGTGAACGGGCGTAGCTCGGCCAGGGCGTCGCGGTAGCCCTGGGCCAGCTGGGCGGCGGCCGGGTCGGACTCCCACCAGGCCTGGGCGTCGCGGATCGTCTGCAGGTGGGCCTGCGCTTTGTTCTCGGCCGTCACCGCCCGCTTCACCTTGGCGTTGGCGTCGGCGGCCCTCGTGGCGTCGGCGGCGCCCGTCCCCGGGTTGGCGGCCTGGTAGTCGCGGAATGCCGCGTTCCACACGTCGTTCGATTTGGTGCGGGCCTTCGACCAGGCCTGCAGGGCTTTCTCCCGCTCAGCCTCGGTGTACATCTCGGGCACCTGGTCGGCCTCGGCATCGGCCAGCCACAGCGCCCGCTGGTAAATCTGGTCGCCCACCTGCTGGATGGCGCGCTGCACCTCCATCAGCTGCTCGGTGGGGGCCAGGTCGCCCCCGGCCCGGCGGGCCACCGCCCTCGGGTCGGTCCAGTCCAGGGCGCCCACCTTGTCGTGGGCGTTCCGCCACACCTCGCGGTCCATCCACTCGGGCAGCTCGTCGCCGCCGTCCTCGCCGTCGTCGCCGCCCTCCACCGCGCCCTCGGCCGTCTGGATCAGGTGGGTGCAGCGGCAATTCACCACCTCTTCGGCGGGGCCGTTCGGGTCGCCGGGAAAGTCCAGGTCGTAGCCGCCCACGTTGAACGGCTCGTCCAGCGGCACCTCCTGGCCGTCGGCCTCCCGGTGCGTCGGGCGGGTCCGTGCGTCGTCCATCGCGAACCACACCTTCGTGGTGACGAACCCGGCGTCCGACAGGACGCTGCCCCACGACTGCACCCCGGCGTTGGCCGCCATGTTCACCTCGGTGCGGGCGATCGTGTCGGCCCGGTGCTCGGTCACGTCCAGCACGTCCTGCAGCAGCGGCTTCATCTGCTCGCGGGGCACCCCCGTCCCGAAGGCGTCGGTCAGGGTGCTGCGGGCCTCGTTCCAGGCGGCGTCCCCGATGCCGACCAGCCGGTTGCTGGCCACGCTCAGGTAGTCCTCGGCGGCCCGGTCGAACACCGGCCCGGTCAGGGCGGCGTCACCGGCCAGCTTCGCGGCGGGGCTGGTCATCCCGGCCGACACCACGGCGGTGATCCCCCCGTCCTTGAACGTCTCGGTCAGGATGGCGTCGGCCTGCGGCGGCGGCTGCCACGCGGCGATCGGCCCCAGCGCGGCGGGGTCCCACCCGGCGGCCGTGATCGTGTAGGTGTGCGGGTTCGTGGCCCGGCTCCAGGCGGCCGTGACCACGGCGGCCAGGTCGGCCATGATGACCTTCACCAGGGCGTCGGCGGCCTCGCTGATCTGGCGCTGATGCTCGTGGGCCAGGTCGGCCTGCTCGGTCATCCCAGGTGGGATTCGTACCCGAACGCCTCGGCCAGCGTGTCGTAGGTGTGCGGGGTGCCGCTGGCCAGCAGGCTGCGGGCGTAGCCGTCCAGGCTGCGGCGCAGCGCCTCGCCGTCCACGTCGTAGCGGTCGGCCACCTCGGGCACCCGGTCCCAGGCCCCGGCCAGGCAGGCGTCGATGCCCAGCAGGTCCAGCGTCCCCGCCGGAACACAGGTGTGCGCGCTCGGCGCCGGGCAGCCGTCGTCGCCGCGCATCCCGGCCTTCGTACGCAGGCGGTTCCCGGCGTGTTTCAGCGCCCGGGATACCAAGCCATCACAGGCGGCCAGCAGGGCGTCGGGCAGGCCTCGGGGCCGACGGTGCCCGTTCGTCTCAGGGTCGGCGGCCCCCGTCACGACTCGGGGCGGCGGCCCGGTGCCGCTGCGGGGTGGGCGGCCCCGGCCTCCCGGTGGGCCGGTGCGGGGTGGCCGGGTGCGGGGCGGGCGGCCCACCACACCCTTCGGCGGGCCGACGGCGGGCAGGCTCGGCGCCACCGGCTTCGTGCCCCGATCCCCACCGCCCGGCGTGATCGGCGGCGGGCTGGTGCCCCCGTCGCCGCCGGTCGGGCCGCCCGGTGGCGGCGTCGGGTTCGGCAGCACCCCGATGGCGCCCTGCGCCCGCTCCACCAGGTTGTCCAGGAACGGGATCACGGTGGCCAGCTGGTCGGGATTCTGCAGCGCGGTGTGGATCACGACCATGGTGCGCAGCTCTTCCATGTCGGGGGCGTCGCCGTCGTCAAACCCGTTCTCCCGGCGGGCGGCGTCCCCGTTCAGCTCGCCCCGGTCGTACAGGGCTAGGCTCGTCTGGGATCGGTCCGGGCGCACCCGCAGGTCGCTGGCGTCGTACCAGACCACGGCGCTGTCAGGATCAGCCCCCGCGGCCGCCAGGGCGGGCCGCAGGTAGCCGACCGTCAGGGCGTCGCAAATCACCTCCATCTTCGGCTCTACGTGCAGCTTTACCGCGCCCTCTTCCACCGCCCAGGCCGTCCAATGGTTCACGTCGGCCAGGCCCAGGACCACCTCGGGGGGCAGGTCCAGGCCGACGGCCAGGCGCCGGATGGCGGACTCCCGCAGGTCCAGAATCTTCGCGTCGAACGCGGTGGCCAGGCTGATGTGGCGGACCGCGGCGGCGTACTGGCCGGGCAGGCGGACCAGCAGCGGCACCACGGCGGCGGCCGACTCCCGGTTCTTGATGGGGACCGTCATGGCCTCCAGCAGCTGCTCGGTGAACGGGTCCTCTTCGGGGTCGTCGGGGCGGCGGCGCGGGAACTCGGCCTCGGTCGGCAGCACGAACACCCCGGCCCCGGCCAGGCGGCTGGTGGCGTCGGCGTGGATGCGCTCGTCCAGCAGCTGAATCTCGCGCAGCACCCCCAGGACGGCGCGCACGGCACTGTCCGGCTCCCACAGCTTGCGCCGGTTCGGGGTCCAGCACTGCACCACCAGCGCCTCGGCGGGCAGGTCGCGCCACTCGGTGTCCCCGACCTGCACGGCGTAGGTGGCGGCGCCCTTCTGGCCCTGGGATCGGATCACGTCGGGGGCGTACACGGTCCACGTCTCCCCGGCGTCGGTCGGCTCCCCGACCAGGTAGCCGATGCCGGGCACCGACAGCGTGACCCCGAACGCGGCCAGCATCTGGGTTTGGCCCACGACTCCACCGGCCAGGCGGGCGATGGCGTCCACCGCAGGCCCCACGTCCATCGGGATCGGCGTCGGGTCGTCGGGTGTCCCCGGGCTGGCCGCCATCAGCTGGCAGCGCGACAGGCTGTTGGCCACGTACGTCACGGCGTAGCGCAGCTCGCCCACCGTGTCGTAGAAGCTCCAGGCCTCTTCCTGCCAGGTGTCCATCCGGCGGACCGGCACCCGGGCGTCGGTGATCACGCTGGCCGCGGCCACCATGGCGTTCGGGCGGTGCTCGGCCGGGGCGGGCCTCAGCCGGGTGTCAGGCACGGCGCCATTGTTTCACGTGAATCACCAGGTCGGACAGCCCCGCCGCGCTCGGTGTGACATTCGGGGGAATCGTATTCGGGCGATTGTCACACGTCGGGGAGTCGGGCCAGCACCTCGTAGACCAGGCTGGCGATCCCGGCCACGGCCCCCCACCACAGCACCGGCAGCGGCAGGCCCGGGCCATCGTTGCGGATGAACACCCAGACCAGCAGCGTCACGAACCCGGCCGCCCACACCCCCACGCAGAACGGGCAATTCCACAGGTAGGTCAGCCAGCTGCCCTCGTGGGCGGCGCTGAACCGCTCCCTCGGCCCGGCCACCGGCGGCCAGCTGTCCACGGCCAGCAGCCGGGTCAGGCGATACGTGGCCGCGCTCATCAGGACCAGCAGCAGGAACGTCACCCGGCCAGCTTCGCGCCGCAGTCGGTGCACACCGTCAGCCCCGGAATCTTGCCCTCGGGACGGCGGGCGGCCTTCGGGTGCCCGCAGGGCGTCGCCACAGCCGCCACGTTGCGCCGTGGGGCCGGTGGCGGGCGCGCCTGGGTGGTTGTGGCCACCGGCGGCCGTTTCGTCGCCAGGGCCGTCTCCAGGGCCGACTCCAGCCAGATGCGGGGCGGCACGCCCTTCTCGGCGGCCCGCCGTTTCAGCTCGGCGTCAGCCTCCACCGACAGGCGGATGCTGTAGGCGTCGCCCTTGGTCCGGGGCCGTGGCATCCCGTAACCGTACTCGGATCACTGGGGCAGGGTGCGGTCGGCCACGCTGCGCACCGCGGCCTGGCTGACGGGCATCCCCAGGTCGGGGCAGACGGTCACGATGGCGTGCACCAGGGCGTCCACCCGGTCCGGGGATTTGCCCTCGCGGGGCACCCACGTCGTCATCTGGGACTCCAGCATCCCGAAGTAGCCCACGTGGTGCACCCGGCCCCGGGTGTAGGCGGTGGCCACCGGCTGGGCGCGCTGTTCCTTCGACAGGCTGGCGGTGATCTTCCGCACGTTCAGCGTCGGGTCCACGGCGTGGATCACGGCCCGCACCATGTCGCCGCCCTGGTTGGCCTCCACGTAGGCGGCCTCGGCGCCCCACCGCCGGACGGTCGCCACGACCTGGGCGGCCCACACCTCGGGCGGCCCCGCCAGGCTGGAGTCGTCCAGCACGTAGGCCTGGCCTCGGGGAACACCCCGCTGCCCGGCCACGACCACGATGCCGCACTCAGCCGTCTCGCCCGGCGGGTCCACCGCCACGATCAGCTGCCAGGCCGGTCCCGGCAGCCAGCCGTGCACCCGGTGCGCCTCGATGGTCGGCATCGCCCACAGGGCGCCCTCCACGTCGTCCAGGAACAGGCCGTGCAGCTCCTGGCGGCCCAGGCGGGTGCCCTCGTAGCGGTCCAGCACGTCGGCCAGGAACGGGTCGGCCAGGTTGGCAGCGTTCTCGTAGGTCGCCCCGCCCGTCGTGACGGTGCTGCGGTGATCGGCCAGCGCCCGCAGCCACGGCAGCGGCTTCGGGGTCATCGTCACGATGGCCCGCGGGTCGCGCCCGGCGCGCAGGCCCAGCTGCATGTTGTCCCAGGCCTCGGGCCGTTTCCAGCTCGCCGGTTCGTCGTTCCAGGTCAGGTCGTGTTCGGGGCCGCGCAGCCGGTCCGGCTCGTCGGCGCTGTACACGTGGCCGACGGCCCCGTTCGGCCAGGTCAGCTTCCGCTTGGACGGTTCGTACAGCGGGCGTTCGCTGTCGGGGTGCACGGCCAGGATGCCGCTCGGCCCCTCCACCATCACGTCCCGGGCGTCCGCCGCGGTCGGCGCCACCAGGCCCACCTGGCGGGCGCGCCTCGTGATCACCCGGCGGCGCACCGCCTCGGCCCCGCCCTTGGTCTTGCCGAACCCGCGCCCCGCCCGCATCATCCACACCCGCCACACGCCTGGCGGCCACGTCTGCGCTGGTCGCCGCCAGAACCGCCAGTCGTAGGCCAGGGCGCGGGCCTCGTCGTCGGTCATGCGGGCTATCTCGGCGCGCAGCAGCTCGGGCTGTTCCACCATGCGGCGCTCGGCCTCGGACCACGTGCCCGGGTCGCGGCGGGGCAGCTCCAGGGGCAGCTCGGCCAGGTCGCTCATCGGCGCCCCAGTCTGCCTACGGTCCCCCGGACGCGCCACCGCCCCCCGGCGCTAGCGGGGGGCGGTGGGTCACCATTCCCAGGTCCGGGACTCTAGGCGTGGGACCAGGCCAGCTTCGACAGCAGCTCGGCCACGTCGTCGGCCTCGGCGTCGTCCCACTCCAGCGGGCGGCCCAGCAGCTCGGCCTGGGCGGCGCCCAGCGCCTCGGCGTGGTGCAGGTGATCGGGGTGGCCCACCGACAGCAGCAGGGCCACCAGGTCCGGGTGCGTCTCCAGGTAGGCGGCGGCCACCCGGCTGCGGCGGGCGTCGTCCAGCTCGGCCCAGCGGCCCACGTCGGCCAGCAGGTAGGCCAGGCGCACCTCGTAGTCGGTCGTCTCGGCGGTGTCGTCCGATTGGCTCATGCCGTAACCGTACTCGGTAAACCGGGACCGGGGCCAGTACGCGCCACCGCCCCCCAGGCGGACGGGGGGCGGCAGCACCACAGCAGGGTGGCGGGATTCCCCGGAGCTGTGGCAGCCCCGGGAGCGTAGCCCGTCAGGCGTAGGCCACCTCCCGGCCCCGGCCCAGCCCGGCCGCCACGTGCTGGCGGAACGCCTCGGCGTCGCGCTCGGGGCACAGGCCCGGCACGTGGGTGCCGTAGCAGCTCCTGCACTCGGCGGGCGCCGGGGCCACGATGGCCCGCTTCCGGGCCTCGGCGTAGATGGCCTGGGCCTGGGCGGCGGTGATGATCCACCCGGCCATCTGGCGGCAGTCCGGCCCGATCCCGCAGGCCCGGCTCACGGCGTCGGTCAGGCTGCGGTTGCACCGCCCGCACCGGCCGATTTCCTGGCCGTAGCGGCGGGCGGCGTCCATCCACCCGGCGGCCTCGATGCGGGCCAGGACAGCCTGGGCGGCGGCGCCGCGCACGGCGTGACCGGGGCGGCCACCCACGATGGTCTTGACGAACACCCGCCCGGCCCAGGGGCCGTCGGTGGGGCGGTCCACCCGGAAGAAGTCCAGGTCGTTCAGGCCGCCGGTGCGGGCCACGGCGTAGTGGCCCTCGGGCACGGCGGGCGCCTCGGGGGCGGGGCTGGTGATGGCGGGCGGGCACTCGCCCAGGTGGCGGACCACCCAGCGGTTGTTCTCCCGGGTCAGGCTCCCGGCCTGGGCCGGGACTTCGTTGCGGCAGGCGGCGCAGCGGGCGGGGTGGTTGTTGGTGCGGGTCGTGGTGGGCATCGGTAGCTCCTGGTCTGATCGGCTACCACCACCCTACTCCCCCTCGGGTGGTTCCCGCAACGCAGGGGGCACGATTTGTTCGGCCGTGGTGTTGATCGCCCGGGCCTGCAGCCGGTCCAGGCGGGCCAGCAGCTCGTCGCGGGGGCTGACCACCTCCACGTCCACCTGGCCGCTGATCGTCACCGCCACCGACCGGCCCACGCTGTGGTCCAGCAGCGCGCTGGCCGCCCGCACCCGCACCGGCCACGGCACCGTGGCGTCGCTCACGGCCTGCAGCAGCGTGCGGATGGCGTGCGGGCTGGACGACACCAGGGCGCGCACCACCCGGTCCCGGGTCGCCAGCTGGGCCTCCAGCAGCTGACGGCGGAACACATCGTTGCGCAGCCGCCGGTTGACGGTGGCGGTGCCGTACCCGGCGGCCTGGGCGGCCTGTTCCTGGGTGGCGCCCTGCATCAGGCTGTCGATCAGCAGGCGGTCCTGGGCCTGGGTCATCGGCGGATGCAGTCCATCATCGGGTAGCGGAAGGCGCCGGTCACCGGGCCGGGCGCCAGGCCCACCCAGGTGCCGTTCAGGCGGGCGCAGGCGTGGCCGGGCTGTAGCACCAGCCAGCGGCCGTCCTCGGACGGTGTGCGGGCGTACACCCAGCCCTCCAGGGACAGGACGGCGGCGACGCGGGCCGGGTTGTGGGTGCCGTCGCGGTTGCGGGCGCGGCGCAGGTGTTCGGCGGCGTAGGTCTGGCTGCTGCCGGTCACGGCGGCGTAGGCGCGCACGGTGCAGTCAGCCATCGCCGTCGTCCTCCAGGTCCAGCTGCGCTTCGGGGCCGATCCACGTGGACGGGTGGGCCAGGTCGGCGGGCAGCTGGGCCAGGCAGTCGTCGGCCAGCCGCTCGATGGTGTCGGGGTCAGCGCCCACCTCCATCGCCATCACCTGGACGGTCAGGTGGAAGCCGTCGTCGGCGTGTTCCGGGCACCACGGTGTCCCGTTGATCACGACCAGGCCCGGCTCGTCGCACGCGGTGCACGGCGTCACGATTCCCACCCCTCGCCCAGGGCCACGTAGGCCACCGCCATCACGTGCGCCGGGACGGTCGCCTGGTCGCCCCACACGATCCCGACGGCCACGCCCCAGGCCGTCTCGGATGCGGTGGACAGCCCGGCATCGCGGATCGCGGCGCGGGCCGCCTCCACCAGCTGCAGACGGCTCGCGGCCGGGAGCAGGTCCCACACCGCTCGGGCCTGGCGGGCCACGTCGGCCCGGGCGTCAGGCATCATCGGCCGATTCGGCCAGCAGCGTCGCGATGGCGCCGCACTGCTCGGCGGCCCGGGCGAACAGCTCGGCCACGTGGCGGAAGGCGGCCGCCAGCTTCGTGCACGTGTCGATCAGCTGGTCCACGTCCACCGGGATCACGTGTTCCGGCGGCGGGGGCGGCGGCAGGTCAGGGTCCATCGTCGTGGGATACCGGGCAGTCGTCGTCGCGCTCGGCCTCGGGCGGCCCCGACGGCGGGTTGCGCACCTCGGCCGACAGGGCCAGCGCCCCGTAGCTGATCCGCTTGCCGGTCCCCTCGTGGACGCCCAGGGTCACCCAGTCGCCCACCGGGATGGACTGGCGCAGCGACTCCAGGCCCGGGCCGTCGGCGGGCACCGCCAGGATCACCTCCACAAACGGCGCCGCGGGCAGGATCGGGCCGTCCACCTCACCCATCGGCGGGCGGCTCCTGGCCCTCGCCGTCCTGGGGGCCGTCGAACGGCAGCCGGGACAGGCCGGTGCGCACGTGGAAGGCGTCCTCGGCCAGGCGCATCGCGTCGCGGGCAGCGTCCCCGGTCAGCGGCTCGCACGTCGCCATGCGCAGCCCGTAGATGACGGGATCGTCCGGGTGGTCGTAGTCGGCGGTCCGGCGGGCCGCCACGATCGTCGCCACGATCGTGAACGTCTGAAGCGGGTTCTCGTCTATCACCTGGGCCAGGCTGGCCAGCCCGTTGTTCTCGTCCTTCGGCAGGCGTCCCAGCAGCTTGACGCTCATCAGAATTCCACCTCGTCCTCGTCGTAGGGGGCCTCGGCCCGGGCATCGTTCAGGGTCAGCACCTCCACCCCGGGCGCGCCCTCCAGGTACGTGAACGGGGCCGGTCCCAGCTGACACGCCAGCGCCCGCCCCAGGTCCAGGGCAGGGCTGGCCGTCTCATCCGGGGCGCAGTCGTCCAGCACCCGGCGCACCCACTTCTGCCAGGCGTCCTCGTCCAAGGCCACCGTCAGGGTGATCGTCACAGGTCGGCGCATCTCGGGCACTCTACTCCCCCTCGGTTGTCGGGTCGTCCCCGTCCAGGCGCCACACGGTGGCCGACGGGCGTTTCAGCGGGGCACCAGCTGGCCCCTTGATGTGGCCGGGCACCAGCACCGGGCGGCGCATCTTCCGGCCCGGCCCGCAGGCCTGGTTGCGCCAGTGCTGGCGGACAGGCCACCGCACCGACCACCGCACCGCCCGGCCCTCGCCGTCGCCCCGCTCGGTCCGCTGCGGGCGTAGGCGCAGCACGTGCACCTCGGCCGGGGTGTCCTTGCCGTGCTGGCGGACATGGCGGCGGCGCTCGGGGCCGGTCAGGGTCTCGGTCGCCTGGTGGGTGATGTGCGGCTGGGCCGCCAGGGACCACAGGGCGCCCATCAGCTGGCGATCCTCCCGCATGGAGTCCCACCGGCCCGGGTCGGCCTTCAGCTCGGCCAGCTGGGCGTCCAGGGCCGTGCCCAGCACCCAATCGGACCGGCCCAGCGGCACCCAGAAGCCGTCGTGCATCACCACGCTGCGGCTGCCCCGCGGCAGCTTCGGGTCGCGGATCGGCGTGGTGCGGTCGTAGACCTGGCGCAGCGTCTCGGCCTCCATCGCCATGATCTGGCTGGCCCTCGGGTCGCTCATCTGCTCGGCCGACAGGCCCCGGTCGTAGTCCCACCAGCTGTAGGCGGACATGGACAGGCCCAGCCGCTCCCGCGGCCCCGGCCCCTCGCTGGGCAGGCGGGGCAGGTTGACCGGCCCCCACAGCACGGCGTCCACGTTCACCGGGTTGCCCTGGGTCATGGCGTCGGTGCCGACCAGCGGCCGGGCGAACACCGCCAGGCCCGACGGGTGCACCGGCATGACGCCCTCGCCCAGCACCACGTCGCCCGGGTAGTCGCCCCGGGTGGCGTCCACCAGCTCGGTGGCGTCGTCGTCCACCCACCACAGGGCGGCGGCCCGCAGCTGCTTGCTGTCGAAGCGGGGGTCCAGGTGGGTGAACGGCCAGCCCGGGGCCTGGCCCCGGCGCATCACGTCGGCCACCTGGCTGAACGGGCGGCCCGGGCGCCACTGGTCCAGCAGGTGGTCGCGCAGGGCGGGCAGGTCACGCGGCCCGATCGGGCGGGGCACGCTCATCGGCCCTGGCCCGTCTCGTGGGCCGCCAGGGCGATGCGGGCCTGGCGGCGCGTCGGCCAGCAGCCGACGGCCCGGCCGTCCTCCAGCAGCACCCAGGCGTCTGCCGCCCGGCGCTCCACCTCGTAGACGTGCTCGGCGGTCATCGGGCGCTCCAGGGCAGCTCCACGCTGGCCTCGTCCAGGGCGTGGAAGATGGCGGCGGCCTGGTCGATCATCGGGGTGATCAGGTCGATGCGGTCCTGGATGGCGGGCAGGGCGTCGTAGCCCTCGGCCTTGGTCCGGCGGTCGTAGCTGGCGGCGTCGTCCTCGGCGGCCCGCAGGTCGGCCTGGAGCTGCAGCAGCTCGGCCTCCAGGGCGGCCACCAGCTCTTCGGCGGCGTTCAGGGTGAGGTTGGCGGGGGTGTCTGACTGGCTCATGCCCACCACCCTACTCCCCCTCGGGTGGCACAGCAAGTCAGGCGGGCATGTTCAGCTCCCCGCACAGGAATATCCCCGCCTCGGCCAGATGCCGGACAATGGCCAGCATCGAACCGTGCAGGGCGTTGTCCGCCACGTCTGACTGGGGCACCAGCGGCAGCGCGGCGATGAACGCTGCCGCCAGCGCCTCCACCGCCTCGTCGTCGCCTAGCCGTCCCACCTCGGCCATGCCGACCATCGTACGGCTACCCCCCATAGGTCGGACGGCTCTACCGCTCCAGCACGTGCACGTCGTACCGCTCCACCAGCCAGCCGTCCTCGGCCCCGGCGGTGTGCTCGCGCACGTTCGTCAGGCGCTCCACCTCCACCAGGCCCTGGGCCAGCATCGGCGCCCACTGCAGCGTCCCGATGCCGCCCGTCACCGTCGCCACCGTGATGCGCTCCCGGCGGCCGAAGGCGTCGGTCAGGCGCAGCTGCACCCCGTCCTCCCACCGGGCCTGGCGCAGGTGCCCGTCGGCGCTCGTGTACGTGTCGGGCAGCAGGATCGTGTCGCCCTCCAGGATCGCCGTGCCCCGGTTCAGGTGCCGCCAGTGCGCCCGGCGCCACCACCGATGGGAGAACAGCCGCTCCCCCATCTCGGTCATCGTCATCTCGCGCTGCTCGCCGTCGTGCCAGCCGACCTTGCGCAGCCGCACGATGCGCACCACGTCCCCGTCGTTCGGGATGCGGCCCAGGCGCTGCGCCCGGCGCGCCGCGGCGTGGTTGCGCTCCAGGTCGATCATGGCGATTTCCTCGTCCAGCAGCCGCCACAGGGCCTTCACGAACGCCCGGTAGCGGGCCACGTGGACGCTGGCCCGGATGCGGCCGGTGGGCAGGATCGCCGGGCCAGCCTCGATGCCGTCAGCGGCTGACTCCCATTCGGCGTCCACCGCCCACCCGGTGTTGTCGATCAGCATGGCCGGGCCGAACAGCTCCCGCAGCCGCTCGGGGTCCGATCCCCAGGCCCGCTCGCACTCCTGGCGGGTCGCCCACGCCCACAGCTGCACGCCCATGCCCTCCACCGCCGGGGCGTACGGGTCGTCGGTCGTGCGGTGCCCCACGCTCGCCCAGTCCCACGCCAGGGCCTGGCAGTAGATCAGCCCGTCACCGTGCAGCAGCTCGCCCTCGGGCGCCCAGTACGGCAGGCCCGGCGGGGGCAGCACCACGAACGCCCGCGGCGCCCAGGGGTCGGTGGAACGCAGCGGCTGCGGGTTGGCCAGCTCCCGCTCGGCCAGCGCCAGCGCCAGGTCCATCATGTCGGGCGTCACGTACAGGGTCGTGGCCGCCGACAGCAGCGCCACCTCGGACTGCACCATGGCGGCCGCCGTGCGGTCCACCAGCTGGGCGTAGGCCGGGTGATCGCGGTGGATCACGGTGCCGCCCGGCCCCTCCACCGTCAGGGCGTTGTCGTAGTGGCCCTCGGCCGACGGCGGGCGCTCCCCACCGATGCCGTAGTAGTTCTTCCACCACTCCCGGCGCTCGGGCCAGCAGCCCGGGCTGGACACGTGGCGCAGCAGGTCCAGGTGGAAGTCCAGCGCCGCGATCGGGCGGCGGATCGGGATGCCCCGGCCGCCCTCCACCCGCACCCGCTCGGTGCCGTCGCGGCGGGCGTCCACCGTGCCCTGGGCCAGGATGCCGCCCGGCTGCGGCGGCGTCCCGGGCCGCTCGGGGCGGTGGTGTTCCGGGTCCGGCTCGGGCACGAATTCGGTGCGGCGCAGGGCGTCGCCCATGCGACGGGCGGTGCCCCGCTCACCCGGGCGCGGCGGGCGACCCTGGCGGGTCACCAGCGGTCGTCCTGCTCGGGGGCCGGGGCGTGGCACTCCTGGCACGCCCACCCGGTCCGCCCGGTGCCCCACTCTTCCTGCAGCTCGTAGACGTGCTCGCCCCCGGCCGGGCAGGCCGGGCGGGCCGGGCGGTGGTACAGCTCGCACCAGCGGTCCGCCTCGGCGTCACCGCCGGGGTGGGGCTGGTCGCAGTAGGCCCGCTGGCCCATCACGCCACCGTCCAGTCGTGGTCGGGGGCGGCGGCCAGGGCGTCCAGCAGCTCCTGGTCGGCGGGCTGGCGGCGCAGGCAGCCGCCCGGGTCGTCGTGGAGCAGGCAGCGGCGGCAGTAGCACCGCTCCATGTCGTCCATCTCGGCCTCGTCGGGCGCGGGCAGGGCCTCGGGGCCGTCGAACGGCCCGGCCTCCAGCGTGAACCCCCACTCTTCCCAGCTGTGCTGGTGGTCGGTGGTCAGCCCGCACAGATCGCACCGGGCGACGCCCGGGTCCATGTCGAATTCCGTCTCGCCGTAAAGGCTGGTGTCTGATTGGCTCATGCCCACCACCCTAGTCGCCCTCTGGTGGCAGTGCAAGGCGGCCGGGCTAGTTCGTGAGGAACCTCGCCCGGCGTCGGGTGATCAGCGT